ACCCACGGCGGCGCTCTACTGAGACTTGGAATGTTGAAGCGGTGATAGCGGCTGTGGTGTCAGGAGTGACGATGACCTCTCTGAAGTCCTGATCTCTCCAAATAGCCAAGGCGTATTCTAAGACGCTGCCGTTGACCCCATCATAATAGTGATGGCCCTGTAGCAGTCCTGTCTGATTAATCCCCTTGTCACTCAGGTCTGTGTCAATGAGCGCTGTGAGAGGCATGATATTAATGCTGATCTCATCACCCTCCTCAACCACTGGGCTCGATTCGATGAACCCGTTGATCACCTCAACATAGTCTGATGTGTTCCCGTTGGCGTAGCGGTGAGCCATGTAGAGTCTCGCGCGCCGACCTCTAAACGTGGTGATCTCTGTGGCCACCTCAGGGACAAGCGAGCCCTCTAGATCAATGCTGTGGATCTGCTGCGGAGTGTTACCCACGCCTCTCTCCACTGTGATCACTGTGCTTGTAGCGCTCGCCGCTCTCACAGTCTCAGCGCCGATGTGAAAGAGCTTAGGGAAGGTCTCACTTGAAAAGTCAGTATCTACAGTCAGCGTTGTATCAGTGCGATCTGAGCTCTGAGTGAGTCTGGCTCTCGTTGAAGCGCTACGAGCTCCACAGCGACCAAAGATCACCCCTGGATCATTAGAGCCTCCTCGCCTGCGGTCGATGCCGAGCGTGACAGACACAGCGCCATAAGTAGCGATGCCACCGCTCGGATCGATTGACGCGCTAAATGAGCCAACCGCCACGATTGACTCTACATCAGTATAAGCGATCCCCGTTGTGATGTTAGCGTCTAGGTTGCTCGATGATGGAGGTGGATGGCTGTGATAGCGCTGAGGTAGACCAGAGACCTCAAGGGCAAACACTCGACGACCATGTTGACTCGTTATGCTCATGGGGTCACCTCTGGGTCTAGTAAGTCATAGATGTGAACGCCAAGAATCAGCGCTAGAGTCGTCGTGACTTCAAGGTTGAGCACCTGACCTCTATTAGCTGGTGGCACAAAGAGAGACCTTGGTGGATCGGCGGTGACGTTGGTTGGTGCGCTGATTAGCTCAGTGCCTGTGAACGCAGTAAGCGCCACATTCCAGCCCGCCTCTAGGTCTACCTCTGTGAACTTACACCCCACGTCTAATACTGTGCCTGTGTAGCTGTTGCCAGCAGTGTCTCTAAGCTTAAGCTCTATAGACACCGGAAGTGATGGCGCGAAGTTAGCCGCTGCATATTGAATGATAACACCGAGATGTGAGCTCATCGGCGTGCTCTGATATAGATAGCTTGTTGTGGTCAATCCTTTGAGATCGTTAGGGTCAACAAGCCTAGTTCGACCACCTCTAGGAGCGAGCACATCACGACCATTATAGTAATGAGCCTCGCCTAAGAACTTAACGCGAGTAAGCTGAGCGAGCGCTGAGGCCATCTGAGATACTGCACCACCAAACAAGAGCACCCCATTATAGCAGCCGGTCTCACTGGGTAGACGTTGCATGGTTGTAGGTATGAGCATCAGACCCCCATAATCGCGATCCCCTTAATATAAGGTGGATTAGCGGTGATCAGGTTAGAAGCGCTGAGTAATACATCAGCATTATTTGGGGTGTCCATCAAGCCCGCTCTATGCATTGAGAGCCTGAAGTCATTAGAGCGGTCGGCTAGCTCAGGCTCTCTAAGGTCCACGCCTATGGAGTTCCAGCCGTTGAGAGGGATGCTGAGACGATAGCCGAATACATCAACCAGTAGAGGCGTGCCACCGATGTTGACAGCATTGATAAAGATGTCCACATCGAGCCCTATCAGGTTGAGTCCCGCGCTGAGCGCTACCTCTGAGAAGAGAATCTGAGGATCTGTAGAGCCTAGACCCTTGGCAGGGTTTGAGGAGCTCGCGAAGACACCAGACCAGTTGAGAAGCGTGCGCGGCCTCCTCCTCATCTGGGTGATATTGTTGAGCGTCTCGACGCCAAAGCGAGACGAGAGAGGCAGGTCAACCCCTAGACGACTCTGACCTTGTGGGATCACCTCTTCTCCGTATTGGTCGAGCGCCCTAGACGCTAGCGGAGATGTGAGCGGTGACCAGCTCCCCTGCACAGCGCTCACCTCTATCGTAGCACCTGAGGCCGCTTGAAGGCTGAGAGTGACGATAGCGTAAAGCTCATCCTCAACCGCTGAGATCGGCACTGTGATCACATCGAAGACTGAGTTAAAGCGTGAGCTGTCAGTGATCGTCGCTGTGGCGTTGTATGAGTTACCTGATAGAGGAAACTGAATGGTACACTTGGCGGTTGATCCTGACACGGTAGAGAATGATGAGAGCCTAAGCTTGAACTCTACATGTTCCTCTGATGGGTGAGGGATGTACCATTGACACACATCAGTCATGCTCGTCGTCGTGAACTCAAAGACCTCAGCATCCCACGCTTGATTCAGGACATCACCAGACCCACCATAAGCGAAGGCGTAATTTTGCATGTCGGCTAGACGCTGAGCCTCTTGGCTCCTGATGGTCAGCCCTGACGTGAGGCGAGCAGGGTCTACGAGGACCGGTGGGGATGTGAATGAGTTAGTCATAGGTGCTCAATCTCCATCGTCACTGGCACGCGCCTCTTAAGCCGACCGGGGTAGATGAGGTCGAAGCTCTCTGTGATGAGTGACCCTCTCACCCTGCCATACTCTCCATTATCCTCTGAGGTGTAGAGGGTGTCATAGGCTGGCTGTGAGCTGTTTACTGAGGCCGTTGGCAGCGCTCGGCGCGAATCACCCCACCCCTGATAGAAGTTCACCCGCTCTCCTGGTGAGCAGTAGGGAACCCATCGATCAGTGAAGTGTCTGTAATCGTCTGAGGAGTCGAGCAAGGCGTCAAGGTCGAATCTCAACACCGATGTAACATAGGTCCCGATGTGGTTGCTGACGTAACCACCACCGATCAAGCGCCGCGCCTGTGCCACGTTCTCACCTCTGAGATGGTGGCTCTGATAAGGGCGTGAGGGGATAAGCACCCCTGAGGCCTTGTAGGTCGCGGTGAGCAGTTTGTGAGTAGTGCCTGTTGGCGTCTCGTCACCTGTGAACCCTAATAGATCCCTGATCTCCACGGAGCTCCATGAGATGTCTCCTGCTCCGCTGACATACGAGCAATTGACGCGTCCTGAGTCATCGATAAACCATGTAATGAAATAGCCTGTGTTGGCCCCCCTGTCTTGTAGCTCTAGGCTCTTAAGACCTGTAAACACATCGGCATCTGTGACCGTTGTCTCATCCCTCATCCCTACAGTCACGTCTTGCATGTGGACATCAACAGAGGGAAAGTTGAACGTGTTGGAGCCGCCGACCTCATCTACTCTATAGGTCACATCGGCGAGATCTAGAGAGCCTCTTGCCCAGTCATTAGGAGCGGTCGCCACATAGTCAGAGCCGACGAGCGTAGCGCCGACAGCAACAGAGCCGAAGCCGAGCGCGTCAACTGTGCCTGTAGATCGGATCTCGAAGTCAGCGTCTGAGGTGACTGTCACTTTATCATCTTCGTTGATCGTGATTGTCCACGAAGTGCCGAAGGTGTTAACGCTATCTGCTTGCCCCTGCCACATCTGATCAGCTGGCGATGCTCGACCGTTGAGGAAGAAAAGCAGGTCTTCATAGATCCCATCACCCGCCGGTGAGGTCCCGTAGTTTTGGAGGCTCACAGCAGACCCACCAGAGCGGCTAAAGACTTCAACCCCTGCATAGGCTCTCATGTCGTATTCAGTCAACAGGGCGAACTGAGGAGCAGGATTATTTAGAGGCATTAGAAACGTCTCCTTGGCGCGCCGCGCCTGTTGATGTTCTGTAGGCTAGTGACCCGATCAGCAAGCGCGAGCTCGGCGGCCTGTCTCGTGTCGTAGATCACAGCGCCACCAAAATTGATATTAAAGACCATCTGTGAGGATTCGGCCTGCTCTCGCTCTGGCTCAGGAGCGATCTGAGGTGTACCGAGCGGAGAGACGCCCCCGCCACCACCACCACCACCACCACCGCTTGAGGTCAAGCTTTTGCCAGTGATCCCCGCAGTGACAGCAGCACCCGCCATGATTAGAGAGGCCTTACCGTATCCAGCCGCTAGTTTTGCAGAACCAGCGAAGCCAGCCGCCACAGCCTTAGCTGCGAACATGAGAGACTCAACAGCCGCCTGCTCTCCAAGAGCCAATAAGACTTGGCCTATGGCGTTGGGAAGTTGAGACTTCTCCTGCTCGCTGATCTTTTGGCGCTCCTCTTGATAGGTCCTAGTAAGATCATTGATATCTTTGTTAGCCTTATCTACTGCTGCCACCCGCTCCTTATATGAGCCTTCAACCTCAGCCGCGCTCTCCTTGGCTCTCTGCACGTCCTCTCTGTATGTCTGCTCAAGCTGTCGTCGTGACTCTTCGCTAGATTCGTCGGTGAGCTGTTTGAATATTAGTGAGCCCGTCTGATTGCGCAGCTGCTCACCTAGTTCCATGAAGGAATCTAAAACAGCCTTCATCGCTTGATTTTCATACTTCTCAACGATGGCGGCGCGCTCAATATTATAGCGACGGCTGAGCTCTGTAAGCTCCTCCTCTGAGCGTTCCTTCATTTCTCGCTGGCGTTGATACTTCAGCTCTAAGAGGTTGAGCTCTTTATCTTGGCCATCTTCCATCATCTCAATATCAAAAGCTTGAGACTCTAAAAGGAAGTTGCGCCGATGGTCCTCTAGTCGCTGGCGCTCGGCCTCATTCTTGGCGTCTGTTGCCTTCTGAAGTCTCAACCGCTCATTCTCATATCTCAGGTTGACCATCTGACGCTTTGTGACGCTATCCTTCACAAGCTTGAGCTCGGCCTCTAGCCTGAGCTCTAATATCTCTTCAGCTTCTGTGCCGTTGATCCTGAGCTGCTCAATCTCTAAGAGCCTCAGCTGATAAGCCTCCATGAGAGCCTGACGCTTAATCGCCTCTTCACGTTGAGCTTCAGCGCTTCTTTCTTGTGCTGCTTTTTTGCGTTCAAGCTGAAGCTTCTTTTGATGGTTCTTATCGATGGCTAGCAACTGTGCATTAAGCTTAACATGCTCGGCCTCTATTGCCTCAGCTCTCAGCTTCTCTGATATATCCTCAATGGCCTTTAGATCTTTGATCCGCTTCTCTGCTGCAAAGATGGCGGCCATATGCTGAGTGTCAAGATCGTCTTTATGAGCTTCACGTCTTGCAAGCATAGACTGCTTAAGGATCTCATCCTCTTTGGCTCGTAGCTCTCTCTGAAACTTAGGCGAGGTCTTCTCTAATCGCTGTCTCTCCTGCTCTAGCTCTCTACGCCTATCAGACGCCTCAGATTGTAAGATGAGCGCCTTCTCTTCTCTTAGATTCAGTTCTGCCTGAAGGTTGTTCCTCTTGGCTAGCAAGATGGTTCTTGACCGCTCGGACTCGATGAACTGAGGGAATCTCTCAAGATATGTCGATAAGGCTAGAGCGTCTTGTTTCTGTAGTTTGTTACCACGAGCTTGAACCCTCTCCAGGCTCTCCATCCTCCTCACATATTTGTCAATGACATCTATCTTCTTGACGAGCTCCTCATTGCTCTCTCTGATGAGCTGCGCCTCTTCTAAAGGCTGTTGAGATGCAAGCGCTAACTGACTCAGCCTCTTAAGCTGGACAAAGCTCAATCTAACTTCAGCGTCTGCCAAGCCCTCAACTAGAGAGGTCATCTCGGCAACGCTCGCCTTATAAGCCTCTGCCTTTATCGTAGCGCCTGAAGTGCTCGCCTCATATTCTTGGTTAGCTTTAGTCAGCTCGATGATACCAACGACCACAGCGCCAAGAGGTCCAAGCATGGCAGTAAATGAGCCGCCGACAGACTTACCAAGGGAGACAAAGGAGCTCCCAAGGTTAGAGGCTGATTCACCTATCGCGCCGATCTCCTCGCTAAACTGACCACCTGTGGCTTTAACAGCCTGTGTCATGCTGTTGAAGGTCTCACCGACAGCCTCACCGGCCTGCTCAACCTTGGCTAGATTCTTCTCAACCTTTTGAGTACCGGTTAAGTTGACCTCAATATCAATGCTATTTTGAGCCATGCTGAGCCTCCTTTAAAGCGCGCTCTTGTGCTCTATACTGCGCTGACTCTCTATTATAGTGCAATATATCAAAAGCTTCGACCACTGCACATGATGGGGATGGATAAGATAGACTGAGGTTAAATAACCCTGCTCTATGTCGGTTATAAGCGTTGATGATGGGGGCCATCCTGTTAGCGCCAGCTACAGGGCATGACCTGATTTCTAGGTCGCTGAAGTCCTCGCCACAGTCGGGCGCTACTCGGTAGCCAGGCACAAATAAGCCACGCTCATCACGCTGAGCCATAGGCAAGCCCTCTTTGAAGAGGCCACCACAGTTACCGCGCTGAGCTCTTAGCTGTGGCTTCGATCTGCATTGGGCACAATCCCAAGCGCGGCCCCCGCTATGGCTTAGCCACACTGAGGCCGCTAGAGCTATTTTCCCTCAACACCTAAGAGGCTGATCCGCTGAATGTGCATCACGAGCTCACTGACTGTCTGAATCCTGTGAGCCTCAGGTCTGATCAGCTCGAGCTGCTCGGCGTCTGCCTCCTCACCATCGATGAGGGTAAGAGAGCTAGAGATCATCTCTTTATAGACTCGGTTGAGATAAGCTTGATAGTCAGCCATTGCTGAGCGCTCATCATCAGAGAGAGCATGATGCCACTCAGCGCGCTCACGCTCTGCGGTCGGTGCTTCAGTCCATAAGAGGCGGCCAAGCTCAGAACGAATCAACGCCCCTGCTCTGGCCTCTGCATCCTCACGCTCAGAGGGTGAGAGCGCTTTAAGCGTGAAGCGTGTAGCCTCACCGACCGAATCGAGCGCCGACAGGTCACCTGATTCAAGATAAGCTGAACGTTGCTCTGCTGAAGCGGTCACTTCAGGGTCACAGGTGACGACCACCTCTTGAGTCTGCTCTGATGACGTGAGGAATGAGAGAGCCATATTAGATACCTAATCCGATCCTAAATGGTGAGTTGCCAGCGTTGCTCTCTACCACATCACCACCAAAGCGGCTCTGCTGATAGGTGAGCTGTTGGCGTACAATGTCGTTACCTGACACGTCATAAGCGTTGGGGTCAACGGTGAGCTGTGCAGCAGGTAGCATGATTGCACAGCCGAGCCCGTCTCCTTGTGGACCAGTGCCAACGAGGATCTGTCTGACTGTCCTGTTAAAGAAGTCGTCTTTAATCGTCGTGTTGACGGTCGAGAGGGTGAGGCTGAGCTCTACCACTACGTCACTGATCTCCATATCACTCATGGCCAAGATGCTGTTTGAGTGACCCATAGGCGTGAGCGTATTGGTCAGCGTCAAGCTGAAGTCTTCAGCATCGAGCGCTAGACGGCCAAGAGTGTCACCTGTGCTCGCGTTGGTGAGTGAAGTGGGTGAGGTCGATGACGCCACGACATAAGCGCCACGGAAGAACGCAGGCGCTCCGCTGTTGTAAGTCGGCTCGATTGGCCCGACTGCGTTACCATGATCATCTTGAATCAGCGCCGCTTGATAGGTGAGCTCGGCCATGAGGCGGCCATTATCAAGCGTAATATTCATGCTCTCCAACACACAGCCATAGGCGAATGAGCGGAAGTTGACACCATCGATTCGGAAGCTGAGAGAATGCTCTCGCTCACCTGTCGCGGTGCGCCCTGGGATGTACCATGTCTGGAGCCCTCTCACTGAGCTGTAGGAGCTCGCTGAGAAAGCTGGTGAGATGGTGACGTTTGATGAGGCGTCGGCGTTATCAGTAATAGCGCTGTACTCGGCGCGACCACTGAGAGAAGTAGAAATCAGCGTCCCTACATCGGCCTCAGCAGGTTCTGAGCCTCCGGTGGGTGTGTAGGTGTTCACGTCCACCGCTGTCACTGAGTCAGTAAGCACTGATGGGACCTTGGTCTTGAGGCCAGCGCCGAGGAGATAGCCGAGGTAGTTAGCGGCATATGTATCGGCAGAGCTGCCAACGGTCGTGAGATCGACTCGACACACAACCTGACCAGTCCGACGACGGACGCGGTTAGATCCTGACCACACTGTATCAGGCTCAGGAGGTAGCATGTAGTTACCATCACGAGCATCATTACGCTCAGAGACGACAGGCTCACCAGGAATGATGATGGGGTCACGCTCGCAAGGGATCGAGACGTAAGAGAGGGTGTTATCAGGTAAACCAGTCGAGGGAACGATAGACCCAAATGTGGTCTCCACAACCACCGACAGAGAGCGATGTGTTACCGCCATGTTATGCCTCCAGATACAAGAGAGTAAAGGGGATGCTCAGGATGTAAACACCCTGCTCACCGAGGTTGAGGGGCTCAAATGATGGGGGCTCAGGTATTACTGAGACGATCCCTGTAGTTGAGAGGGAATAGTTAGGCCCTTTGAGGGTCACTAGCAGCTGCTCAGCATCCTCAGCCATGAGCCTGAAAAGGTAGGTCACGTCTTGAGGGATGTCATACCTAACTCGCAGATTGATGAGCGCTCGACGCCGACCGCTTAAACCTGCTGCGCCATCGTCGCTAGGCATCTCGGCCACGTCTAGCTGAAAGTAGCGCGTTGAGTTAAAGCGCTCCTCGAGCGGCACTACTGAGCCATTAGCTCGAGCGTGAGCGACGAAGCCATGATGCAGATCGCTCTTCGGTGTGGTGGCCTCTAGCTGATCCTCTAGATATGTGAGCGCGCTGAAGATGCCTTGACTCATCTGATCTTCTTTCTGATCTCGATCTCAACAGCTTTGACCAAGATGTCTACGTCTTTGTCAGACAGTCCTAAGAACTCTCTAGACTGATTCACGATGTAGCCATACTGAGCCTGGTCTGTGAGGCCAATTGTGAACTGATTGACGGTTGCGCTCTTAACTACAAGGTTGTTGATCATGTTACCTGAGAGGACTAGATCAACCTCAGCGCTATCACCCCCGCCACCTCTGCGCCTGCTCTCCTGCTTATATTGCTTATAGCCACCCTTGTAATAAACGCTCTCGCCCGTTCTAGACTCCTCACCACCTTTAGGAGCGAGACGAGCGCCGCGCTTAGCCACATATAGAGGCTTAGTAGAGTAACCATCAAAAGCCTTACCGTCTGCATCCTTGCCCTGAGATGTACGAAGCTTGATGGAGGCCAAGGTGTTAGCCGCCAAGCCTGCTGTATCTCTAGCAGTCCACAGAGAGTCTGGTAAGTTGAGGTTTACTCGTGTAGCCATCAGTGCTTCATGCCTCTCACCGGAGTAAAGAAGCTGTCAGCCTCGCTCTTATTATATGAGCGCCATGATGCTCTGAAGTCGGTAGAGCTACCACCACTTCTCCTGAGGTTCTCCTCACCCTCATCAACTACCCCATCCCCATCTAGGTCTAGGGTGATAGATCGCAAGGCCACGTTGAGGAGCTCCTTACAGCGCTCTCTCATCTGAGTGGCGGCGTCAAACTGCATATTCATCTCGTAGACGCTAGCCGCTGCGCAGTATGCGTGAGCGGCCTTGAAGCTCTGCTGATTGAAGACCTCATCCTCAGTCACACCATCGGCGATCACATGATCTCTGATGACTAGGATAATCTCATCGAGCGCGGCGCTGATCTGCGGTTCAAAGTCAGACTGACGACGTGGGACCATATCCGCCAGGTTGGCGAATCGACCCACGAGCTCATCATGGTCTAGGCCAGTGTCGAACGGTCGAGCGCAGACCTTCAACAGACCAGTCTCAACATGCTGACCACCTACATTATCCTCATATGAGATCGTGTAGGGAAAGACACCGGCTGTGTCTGTCTTAACTGCGTCGATGTCTACATAGCTCATCGAGAAATTAAGAGTAGCCGCCGCTGTGAGGTCGAGCTCTCTAGGTAGAGGCTCAGCCAAGACTGCTGTAGTGCCACCGATCCGCGAGACCTTCACAGCGTAATAGGTATCACGAGTGGTCTTTAAGAAGGCCTTAACCTCATCGCGCTGGAGCTGAGTTGCAACGCTCGCGCTCAGAGTGAGTGTACGCCGATCATTGGCGATACTTGTTACGCTCACATCAGCTCGTGACTGAGTGAATAGCTCATCAGTGAGAGGAGCGCCAAAGCCCACGGTGAGCGTCGGTGAGCCTGAGTAGGGTTGTGGTGGGTCCCAAACAAAATGATGGATCTGACCTTTAACAGCTTTTCTCATCCCTTGGCTCCTCTGTTAGCTTTACTAATGTCGCTCGCTTTGGCTGGCGTTAAACCTGCCGCCTCGATGAAGCTCTCAGTGACAGGGCTCCAGCTATGTCGGCAGTTATACCCACCGCAAGCGATCTTAACCGGCTTCCCTTGGTTGTTGTCTAGCTTGCTCATCTGCTTCTCATCGACCACGAGGTTGATAAGCGCTCGACAGAAAGGGCGGGTGATCCCATCCTTAGGGCCTGTATAAAGGTAGTGATCAAGGCCAGCGTCTGAGGCGGCCACGGCTGTGATTGATCGGCCATACTCTGAGATCTGTGTTTTAATCTCGGTGAGCTGCCGACCCTCAGCACGCTCAAGCTGAGTCTCAAGATCACTCTTAATAATCTCGGCAGGAATCGCCAAGGTCATAGACCTTAGTGAAGATCTGATGGCCTTCTGAAAGTCAGGAACAATCACGCTCTCAAATACGTCTGAGGCGGCCTGAGCTTGGATCAGATCTAGTTGAGGCATAGCCTGAGGTGAGAAGTCTACGCCGACCACCTCAAACGATTTCTCAATCGTAGATCTAATACGAGATGAATGCTCAACGAAGTCGTCAACCGCTAGACCTAAACCACCCCTGAGAATGAAGTTTAGCAGCTGGTCATCGTCGAAGCTTAAGAGCAGTTGAGGATCATCAGTGACTGAGGCCATCGTGATGAGCGTCATTAGCTCTTTACGCGCCTTCCTAAGAGCGATGCCGAAGCTACGCTCAGCCTCGACCTCTGCTCTTAGTTGGTCGCGTCGTGCTCTGATGAGTTGGGCCACAGGACCACGTTCACCTTTGACCTGACGGCTCAGGTCATCGATGGCGAGCTTGTCTGCATCTTCGGAGAGATGGATGTGGCCTGACTCGATCATTCAGCTCACTCTTAGGTCAGGCAGTCAGTGATGACGTAGCCGAGTGAAGCGTCGATGAGCTTGAAGTTATGAACCTCTTCGGCGTAGACATAGCGCCTAGTCTTATCGAGGCTGTCATACTGACCAGCGATCATACCACCGAACTCAAGATTAAGAGCTGCTGTAGGCATCCCCTTGACGTTACCACTCTTTTGGACGATAGCGTCTGAACCGCGAAGGATACCCATAAAGATGGTCTCACCGTCCCAGATATAACTCTCGTCAGAGGTCGCGCCAGGCACTGCGGTGTCTTGGAGAGCTGCACCCACATGGATGTTAGGAATGCCGAGCACGTCGCGCAGAACCTGAATCACTGCGCCATCGTTGAGGATGCGATTACCTGCAGCGATCCCCGCTGAGCTGTCACCAACATAACCACGGATCTCAGGATTACGAGCGAGCGCGCGGAACACGTCACGACCTAAGATGAGGGTGTCAGGGTTGATACCATGAGCGTTACTGTAGACAGTATCCTTGGTCTCATGGAGGTAGGTGAGAGGCTCAGCGCCTGTCGCGTCGAACTTAGTACCAGGGGTGGCAGTGTAGCTCGCGAAGTTCGTTGTGGCGTCAAAGAGAAGATTTGCGGCGCGCTTTTCCTTAGCGAGCTTCATCACGCGGCTCACCTTCTTGGCGATGCGTGCCTCTTCGCTCCCTGGATACTGAGAGTCGAAGATGTCCTCCATTGCGATGGAGTCTTGCGCCGCGTAGATGAGAGCCTTAAAGGTCTGTGAGCTACGGTCGAAGCCACCGATAGAAGCGCGTGAAGCACCAGGAGCGCGCTCAAGGTCGAGACCTGCGCCAGCGCCCATGAAGTTTCGCGTCTCCTCGAGGAGGATCGTGCCACTCCTCTCAGGTACCTTGATGCTCTCAAAGATCTGATCGGCGATGAGTTGAGAATCAGATGGGACCGCCTCGACGACGAGGTTAGTTAAGATCTGATCGACTGGATGTAGATTACTGTATGAGCTAGCCATGATTCACCTCTTATGGAGTGACAGCAGTGAGAGCGACAGGACCAGTGAAGATCACGTTGATCTGATCACCGCTTGATGCTGAAGCTTGATTGATGTTCGGAAGCATACGAGCGACAGCGTACTTGTCAGTAGCTGCGTCAAATGCGATGAGCTTACCGTCTGTAGTAGCCATGAGGAGGTTCATGGTAGCTGGCGCGATGTTGCCACCTGCGATAGCTCGTGACTTGCCGAGCACCTTAACCTCAACAGAGTCACCTGCTGAGCAAGCGCGCTGAGCGATGCCTACACAGTTATTCTCTGTGGCTGCAGCTGTCACTTGGATCTTACCAGTAGACAGAACAGAGACGAGAGCAAACTCAGTGATAGCTGAGTCAGCGACGAACGATACGATGTTGTCAGTATTAGCCATGATTAAACTCCCATAGCTTTGGTGTAGTAGTCAGGATTCTCAGCGCGGAACATATCAATAGCTTCGCTGTAGGTGATCGCCTTCTCTTTCTTAAGAGCGAGCACTGCATCATTGAGGCTCTGGCGGCTGATCTCTTCACCGCTTGCGCCGTGGCCGACCTCTTGGAGAGGTACAGCAGAAGAGGCGGCGCGCTCGCTGAACATCTGCCAAAACTCAGGCTGAGCGTCTCGGAGATCCCAAGCCTTGCCTGCGACGGTCTGCTCTGCTGGAGAGATCTTGCCCTCATTGAGGAGGCTAGATACAGCCTGATCGCGCTTGATGGCGTCACGCTCAGCGGTGAGCTCTGCGAGTGACTCGCGAAGTAGAGCGACCTCAGAGAGGAGGTTCACGTCAGCTTCGACGCTCTCGCTCATCTTCTGATAGCCCATCTTCTTCTCTTTGTCTTCGTCTTCGGCCTTGAGCTCAGCCTTCTCGTCTTCAGCCTTCATCTCAGCCTTGTCGTCCTCATCGGACTTCTCAGCTTTGATGTTGGCCTCTGCGTCTTCTTTCATTGACTTGATCTGTTGCTCAAGCTCCTTGACCATCTCGTCTTTCGCGGCGAGCATGGCGCGGAGCTCCTCAACTGACATTGACTCAAGATTGTCCATCTCTAGCCTTTCATTAAGGGTTACTCGGTCGATCCGGTCATGTGACTGCGCCGGCCGAGGGGTTAGGGTGACGGCGAGAAGCTGAGCAGTTCCGATCTGCTCCCCACCTGATCTGTTGAATACATCACCAGTGATGAACTCAGGACTAGACCACAACACGCCACCCGCCTCAGAGACGACGGTTAAACCGCGCTCGTTGTAGGCTGGTGTTGCATAGAGGCCATCGTCTCTCAGCTCTAGATCAACGATGAGGCCGAGCGCATTACCTGACTCAGGGGGCGCTGGCGGTCCACCGTTGAATGGTGATGTTGCGTGCTGCCAGTCTATGATCACTGGATCAGCGTCACGACGCTCCTGATATACTCGGATCATCTCACGTAGCATATCCACGTCGATCTCTTTGCCGATGGCCTCACCGCTCATGCGGCTAGAGACTTGACCAAGAGAGAGCGTCTTGAATGGTCGACCGATGGTGAGCCCATCAGGTACATCATAGCTCGGAGCCTCTGAGAGTTGGATCGCCTCACCATAGGCTCTGAGCGCTTGCGTCTTCTTATCTGCTGCGTCCATCTGTCGAACTACCTTTCTAGCCCAAGCGTAACCTGCATCACCGCCCCACCCTTGCCACGCTTGCCAGCCCTTCCCTTGGTCATCCCAAGTAGAGCCCTGCTTATCGACCTCATGGCGGGTGAAGTAAGCGAGCATACGCTTGACGGTATCAGGTGAGAGTTGCTTGCCTGCTTTGAGGTCACGAGCTCGAGCGATCCCAACAGGAGTCATCCCGCGCTGTGACTCTGGCTTATCTGCTCTGACTTCAAGCGCTCGCTCAGCCGCGTCTCTAGCGCCCTGAGGTGGGGTGAAGTCAATGTGAGAGTATTTGTCAGGGATGTTGAGGAGCTCAGCCTTGGCCTCTGCCTCACGTCGCTGAGGGTGACCTTTAGGTAATAAGTCTAGATCGCCCGTGTAGGCCTTCTTACGCTGACCTGTGGCGACCAACTTCAGGAAGGTTTTGACGCGAGCGAGCGCCCAACCATTCCGAGTCATACCCGGTCGATGGCTAACACTAAAAGCACCCGCGCCACGACGGAAGACAGCCTTAAGCGTGCCGAGATCTATGCGCCGAGATGCCTTGGTGAATCGTGCGTTGTGGGTGTCGCGCATGTTCTCAAGAGCTTTGAGAGCCTGCTCACCAATCTCAATACCACCACGAGCGCCTGAGGCTGACCCCTTGGGATTCGTGGCGCTACCTGTGCGCCTGTCCTTCTTAGGTGCTGGCGTCTGTGCTTTGGTGCGCTTACGCTTTACCATCTCGACGCCTCCTGATGAGCTGCTCAGTGAGAGCTGATACACCACCACCACCACCCACGGTCGAGACTCTAGACATCGGTGAGCGCTGAGCATCTTCAGGGAGCTCACCCGCGCCAAGTCTCTCTCTGATAGCTCGCTCTAACTCATCATCAGGAGTGATAAGCCCTGACTGTACTAGACCTGGCAACATTCCGAGCGAGTCAGCCAAGTCATCAGTATCGAGCCCTGTATGAGTGAGTCGTGGCAACTTGGAGGGGTCAACCGCTCCATAGTTCCACCTGATGAGGCGGCCGATGGTTCCCGCTCCTCTTCGGTCGGTGCCACTTACAGCAGAGGCCACGATGTCACAGAGGTTAATGGCTGCACGTCGGAAGACTGAGAGGTGAATCTCACCAACAGATCGAGCGCCGGTCTCAGTGTTGCCAAGGTCAGCAAACTGAGTCAAGAATGCGGCGGCTATCTGGCTATCACATTTAGTGATGATGTTAATCGGGCCATCTGCGTAGAGGTTAGGAGTAGCCGCGTACGTGTCGAACTTAACAGCGGCGTTCTCTACTAGATAGCTCTGCTCAGCGCTGATGAAGGCCTGAGCTTGACCCTCTGCATCATCGATCATGGCGTCGATGTCACCATCACTTAAGCCGAGCGCCTCAGCTTGTGAGCGGTCTACCACCACCTTAGGAGATGGGACCGCCCAACGGTCGAGACCAACGCACATGAGATTAGACACCCTCTGCTTAGTACGCCACCACCACCACACAGGCCGAAGCATCCCCACGCCCTCGAAGTTAGAGCCCGTCTTGTTGAGGGTCAAGAGCAGGAGCTTGTTAGCAGGGATCGGCTCAGGAGTGTAAGTGATCCCCACAGTGTTTTGGATTACTCCGTCGAGCTGCTGAGCGTCTCGGCTCAACCACTTCTGATGAGCGCTTGGCTCTCGGTCGGCGTAATGGCTCAACCAGACTCTGACCTTACCCTCTGAGTCAGGGCATACCTTATAGATCTCTTCAGCGTATCGATAACCCAACGGGACGAACTCAAAGAGATAGGCCAGTTGATCTTCCCAAGAGATGGTCATCTGACCTGCATAGCCATCGAAGCCCCAACACTCATTAGCGTAGCGCGCGAGCTCCTCCGCTACTGGATCATTCTCAATCCCTGGCACGAATCGCCAAGACGCTGAGAGTAGGGTCTGTCTGAGCATGTGCCACGAGCGTCTGACGATAGGGTCAGTTCTGAGCATCTCCTCAGCCTCTTGAACCCAATTAAGTCCGGTCAACTGAGCATTCTGCTCTTTGCCGGTGATGGTGCCACCGCTGATCTGGGTGCCTGTGATGCCGCGCGTTCTAAAGCGTGGACTGAGCGCCCTCATGTGTCGCGGGTCACGCTCTGCGCTCGGATCTTGCATAGATGACTCCTAAGGGGGTTTAGTCTTCCTTCTCTTAAGAGCGCATCAATACTAGTCGCCTATTCTATACGAGTTATCTATATTTGTCTACCCTCTAGAATCAGGCAACCACTCCTCAACGGTGGGGTGTAAGATCACCTCAGCTTCTGTCTTGGTCTTGATAGGTTTCTCACCTGCAAACACAGAGAGTTTATCGATCACCGCGACTTGTAGCTCATTGATCTGCTCTCTTAGCAGTTGCATCTGAATCTGACTATCTCTGAGCCGAGCGATGAGCGCCTCACGATCAGCGTTGGCAGCGCTCAGTTTGTCTTTGAGCTCCTCGACCTCTGAGGGGTCACGACCTGAGGCAATAGCCATCATCGATGAGATAGAGCCTGTGATCATTCCGAGGATACCAACCAACACGTCTCTATTCTTCTCGACGATCTCAACATAGGTCAGGAAGAGTATGAGGCCCACGACGAGAAACATAAAGCAGACGCTGAACCACCACCCGCGTTTGGCTTTAATCTCGCTCGTGATCTCTCTGCTTGTCTTTTCAGTCTCCATTGATCACCCACTGTAGTAAACGGTTGACGAGAGGGAAATGATACATGAGCCAAGGCCAGATTATGTAGATAATGTAAATGAGGTTGATGAGAGCCCACCTCATGATGACCCACCAAAACCACTCCTTAATCTTCCTATCTCGCGCTCGGCTCTTGACCTTTCTAGGCCCACCGAGTCGCTTAACCTTCTCACTGCCTGGTGGTGGCTGCAGAGACTCGATCCTGACACCCACTGCATATATCGTCTGAGGCTCCCTAACACCCTTGAAGCGGTATAAGCCCACACAGACATATCTTGTTCCCTTCGGTGTGTAGCCATTGACTCGGCCCTTGATGTGCTTGAACGCCTCTTCAGTGAGCAGGACCTGACCAGCCTGACACAAGCTCATAGTGCGCGCCGCTATATTCTTAGCCACCCCTTCAAGCTCGACCGGCTTAGCGCCGACCATCACATCAAGCTCATCCTGCGTCACCTCTGCGACGATGCCGACGTGTAGGCCGATACGAGTATTGATCTTGATCTTAGGTGGGATGTCTCGTTGATAGAGTAGCGCGAAGTTGACCGCATTGATCGGACTCTCAAAGCTGAGGAGGAAGCCATCAGACCTATCTATCTCTCGACCGTTGAAGCGATGCATGAGAGAGCGAGTGAGCCGATCATGATACTGCAGCCACCGCGCCGCCTTCATCGGTCCGACCTTGGAGACGAACGCAGTTGAGCCGATGAGATCGAGGAGAACTATTGCGAGTCGTCGTTCTCTGATCTCCATGGTTCACCCCTCAGTGATGCTACTATCCAGATCGAGGCTATCACATTCACTAGAAGTATCGAGATCACTATCAGGGTTGCTATGCTCATCGTCATCCTCACATACACAGTAAGCCCGACCACATCTAGCGCATAGAGTCTCGTCGAGGTCTTCACACATCAGTGTAACTCTTCGTGAGCGAGCTCACCGAGGAGCGCGCCAAGGCTGATTGGGAAATGCTTCATTAAGATAAAGCGCACCGCTTTAGCAACAGCCAAAGTCTCAGGCTGTGTGTGAGGGTCTAGCCTGAGCCTGAGGAACTTGACCCAGCTGTTGAGGTTGCCTGACATCCAAAAGTGAGAGTAGAGGCTCTGAGGCAGCACAGCGCGCGCCTGATCCTTAGCCACCCCTGAAGCTAACATCAGCTCATAGAAGGCGGCGCAGTTGGTGTGGTGCTGATCCCAACATTGAAGCCAGTGCTCAGACTCCTCAACGGTCTCATCATCGTCACAGCCACGGAGCTCCTCAGGAATCCAAAAGCTGATATTGGGCGCTGTGCTCTGATCCTCCTCAGTGAAGGTGAAGCCATCAGACTCCATAACCTGAGACCTGACAAACAAGGGAACGCTCATCTTAAGAGTGGCGGCGCAGTGGCTAAAAGGTGAGGTCTCACCCTGCCTCACTAGATGCTCGATGAGCTTGACGTCTCGATCAGTCATCTGCAGCGGAGAGGATGTGCTCTGATCATGATAGCTCACCCGCGCTGATCTAGCTGGCGTCGAGTCGTAACCCATAGATGCGATGTAACGCACCTCACCCACATCGTCATTATAGATTCTCATTCTTCCTCCTGAGTAGCTCGCGCTGTAGATACCAGATAGCTTTTGAGAGATCGTCGATAGCTGGCTCGTTAGGTTTGCGCCCTGCTCTCAGGATATATTTGAGAGATGAGCCTAGGGCGAAGTTGAGCCCATAGGCCTCAATGATGTCAATGGCCTCATAGCCAACAGCCTGATAATGATCAGGATGATTGATCTTTTCGCTCATTCTCTCGCCTCATCTCTCTTAATACTTTGTAATACATCAAGCGCTCAGCTCTCTGCTCAGGGGTCTCGTTAGCCATATACTCTATCCGCTTTAGCCTTGCCTTCTCTTTGACGTATGGTCGAGCGCGGTATGCTCTCATATATGCGGCGCGCTTGGCTTTGATCTCATCGCGTGATCTGTATTTGCGCTTTGCTCGCTTCAGTGCTTCGCTCATTAGAAGCTTCTCCTCTTAGACCCACCCACCTTTACACGGCGATCCTTAGAGGCAGATGAGCGCGGCTGATATTGGCGTTGGTCAACTATGGAGTCAGCCCACCTCCAAGTGATGCAGTCATAGCGGAGAGCGTCAAGCGGGTCCTCTCTGCCATCTTTCTTAGGTTGCTCTTTATTGTCCCAACCATATGACATCAAGGCCTTGCGTATGCTGTTACCTGTAGCGCGCTCGCCACCATCCCACACCTCTTTAGTGATGAGGTACTGACCACGAGCGAAAGCACGCTTAAGGCGCTGAACCCCGTTGAGTATGTCGGTTCTGATCGGGTCGGTATTCGACCGCAACGGCATACCGAGACCATCTGGTGGAGCGGCGCGCATTGCTCGAAATGCTGAGCGCCCTGTCTGGTCGTTCCTTGCTCTACCTGCTTTGTCAGCCACTCCATTATCAAGCCATATGCGATCACTCGGCGCGGAGCTCCTCAACGAGCGTGGCCAAGCTATGGCAAGAATGAGGGTGGCGAGCTGAGCGGTGGTCACCTCTTGGGGGTTGATCTCGTGGCAGATGACATCAGCGCCAAGCTCCTCATCGTGGACGATGATCAAGACTGATGGCTTCCTGAATCCCCAGTCTATAGCGATTCGACCGCTCATGATCGGCTTATACTCCCACCCGCTGATGACGTGGCGCGACTCGTCGAACTCGGAGTAGATGAGCCCCGATGGTGGCCGTGGTCTATTCATGACCATCGCCTCACGCTCGGCCTCAGGTAAGAGCTTCGTGGCCTCAAACCACTCGGCGCTGAGGTTGGCGCTGTTGACGTATGAGGTAAAGAGGAGAGGCTGACACTCTGCCTCCTCAGCTAGGTGACACCACCAAGCGCCGCTCACCGGCAGACCCACAAGGATCATGATGGGGCTCGGTCCTGCTCTCAATCTACCCATAGCCTTATGAGCTACCTCTGCGCTCAACGTCTGACACTCATCTATAAGACAGACGCCTGATGTGATGTTGAGACCCTCAAGAGGGTTATGGGTCGCGTCTCGTGTGCCAGGCCTGTAGTAGCTACGACACCACACTGTTGAGCCGTTCGGCGCTGACCACTGCCTGAGAGTGTGGTTATAGGTCCAACCAAGCGGGCTCAGCCACTTCTCCATCTCAGGCATAAGCACAGAGTTATATCTAGGGTTGGTGTCAGTGACCAGGAGGCTAGACGTGTTGGGCCTCACCCTCGACACGAAGAGGAGAGCGAAGACGAGCGCTGAGGTCTTGCCAGACCCCCAACCACAACGAGCCGCGATGATCCGCTCATTCTTGGCGATGCGTGAGATGATCCCATGCTGCAGCTCGTTGAGGTTGATCGTCATCAGGCTATCGGCTCCATCCCCCACAAGGTCACGCGCCATCGAACTGAGGTAGTCCAGCCATAAGTGTTGACATCAGTGGTGATCACATCAGCGCCGACCTCCACATCAACATGATCCACGTGGACGACGTTGACCTCATCGCCTTTCTCATCGGTGGCTAAGACGATGTGCTCACCGCCCTCAACGCGATAGCTCGAGCGTTTCTTGCTCGGCGTCCTAGTCCATGAGCGCTCGAGTAAGCATCTAGTCATCATTCGCTTCTGTGTCATCACTAGCCTCTTCATATGGTTTACTGATCTGTTCAAGCATAGAGATCACGATGTCATCAGCCTTCTTGCTGGAGTCGTTGACGTTGACCTCAACCTCACGCTTAGCGCCCCATCGATCAGGATAACGGCGCTCTAGGATCCAAGCATTACCGCGCCAGTCTTGTTTGGCCTCTGCGTTCTCTTTGAGCCTCTGCAGCTGAACCGCCTCAGCGAAGTCTTTGGCGGCTTCTACTTCTTCAGTCCACTCACCATCTGGCCCTGACTTCTCAAGCCATCGGTAATATGTAGTCTTACCAATACCGCTGACAGAGCAAGCGGCCTCGATGCTCATGCCTGTTCTGATGTTGTCTAACAGAGCTTCTTGCTTACGCTTCTTCTTCGTCTTTGATAGCTTCTGAGCCACTGACTTCTGATCTGACATATTCTAGCGTCCTTCTGACATGCTCTAGTAAGTCTTTGCTTTCATTGTACACGAAGAGGTCATCAGGGTCATTTAGGTCAAGCTCTTGCTCTAGCTGTACTAGTAGGATCTGCTCTAGCGCTATGAGCGTTGGGTGAGCTTCGCGCGCGCGCGTTGTTGGTTCCGTTCGTTCCGTATTTTCAGACATAAACATTCAAAGCTCCACACCAAGTAGAAGTGCCGTTAGCGTATGCCCAACCAATAGGAGTTTTCTGGAAGATTGTAACAAGCCTGTCATGCTCACCTTCCCACAGCTCTAGCTCATTGAATGGCTGATCTTCAAAGCGTTCAAGATGCATCGTTTTGATTGGTGTTGATAACGTCATGGAATCATCAGCAATAGCTACGATGTGATCTGTATTCACTGTCACGAATTGGGGTTCGCCTGGTGATGATGATGCAGGCACTCTTATTTTTACACGTATAAACATATATCTCTCTCATTCCCCATCGGGGCGCATTAAGTTTTAACGTCTTGTGAATCCATCCCCATAAGGAGCGGCCTGAGGCTGACTGAATGGCGTCTCAGGTCTGATCTGAGGCTCAGGGGGTAGGAACTGGTCAGGCTCTTTGGCTGACAGATCCCACCACTTGATGACCCTCACCTCCCACTGTCGGCGCTGTTGTGAGTCTTGGTAGCTCTTGAGTTGTCCCTCGACGTGGACTTTGACCCCCTTGGTGAGCTGACCAGCTGCGCGGTGCGCTGAGTTGCCCCACACCTTGCCAC